GTCATAGAATTACATCCTATTGAGCGAACCGTCAGCCATTTGAGCCTCGATAGTTGCCCAATTTTTCGTTATCTCCTCCGGCCTCATCTTCTCCACTTGTTCACGGGTGAACCTCTGAGAGGGTGGTGATGCCGGGTTAGTTGCTGATCCAATAGCCGGGCCTGGTCCGATGCCAGCGACCAAAAGCTTAGCATGGGCTCTTAGTTCTGGTTCGGTCTTGCCTGTAAGTGCTACAATCAAGGCAGCGGGCAGCTTCTCTTCCGTGGCGATCTTTGCCTTAAGGTCCGCTTCATCTCTCACTGCCTGTTTACCCTCAAGCGCCGAGCGTGTTGACTGTTCGGTGGTGAGTTGAGCTTTCAGGGCGATATTCTCAGCCTTCAACGCTTCATTATCGCCGTGTGTTGCCTTCTCACGTTGTAGCCGATCAGAAATAAATCGGTCTACATCTGCCTGAGTAAACTTTCTTTCCCCTACAAGCCTATCTAAATCGGCTTGAGTAAACTTCTTATCGTTATCTGATTCCATAAATAAACACCTTTTTATATCCCGTTAAGGTTAAAACGTTACAAACCGCTAAAGAAATTGGCGGAATTTCCGCCTGGCGCATTTTCCGCCATTCTTCGCTTTATTAAAAAACTGAAAATATGCCAATTGGCGGGTTTACATTCCAAAGCTTTTAGCCGCTTCATCTTGGATTGTTTTAACATCGGCGGCGATGTCTTTGTCACTCATCTCTGGATCTAGCCTCTTGAGTGATGAGGCCGTGGTGGTTAGGTTGCTCATCTTTCGCTTTGTCTCATTGTTAACGATCTCAGTGTCATCTCTGGGTAGACCATCAGCGAAAGTTATCTGCACGTTCGTAAGTTCTGTGGCTCCCTTTCCTCTGTTGGCAACTTCAAGGGCGGCGGTGATTCGCAGGATATCGTTTGTTGCCGGATCTACTCTCAGCCTAAGCCTATTGGTCTTTGCCAACGTGGGCATCATTAAACGCTTGAGAGCGGACCCGCTTTCCGCCAGCCCCTGTTTCAGATTGCCAACAGCAGCCGGTGAAATCTCAGTCACCATATACAGCTTATCAATCACTTGATCCATCTGAGTGAATGACTTGTCTAACTGAGCATCCCAAACCATGTATTCAGGCTTTGGCTCATTGGCATTGTACCCATAGTATAGACCACCACCAACCATGACGGCCTCTCCCGAGTATGGGTCTATATCGATCTTGGAAGATGGGCCACTTATTGCCGGTTCTGCAAACTTGGTAAAGATCCTTGATGCCTGAATTAGCCGCTTCTCAAGCTCTTTAACAAGGTCGTTCATGTCGGTGTAATCATCCATACCGAAAACACCGTCCGCCGATAGGACATTTTGAACAGCAACCACTAAGAACTCAGGCACGCCCGTTTCGACAGTCTCTTTGATGTTTGAATATCTCTGAAACTTAGTTAAGAGCTCTGCTTGAAGCTTGCCGCCGACCACTCTAAACAGTTTGTTGGTGATCTTGCCTTTCTCATGGATCTCTGCTCTGACATACTCATCCTCTCCATCCTTGAAGGACCATGCCAGGATGTGAGCGATAATCTCCGTGGCATTGTCGGGGCTCACCACCGGGAACCAGAATCTAGGGTTAATGATCTCGATGATTCCCCGTTGGTCGAATCTGGCTTTATAAACACCAGTGCCACATCTACAGAGATCCATCACTAAATCGTGGGTCTTCAGGACCAGGGCATTATCCTTAATGATCCTGTCTGCTGTTGCCTGTTCTGTCGCTTTGACCTTGAAGGGCTCGCCGCATAGCAAATCTGCGAATAAGGTAGCATCTCTCTTGAACCAATTGACGCACATATCCACATGGCCGCGATCGTAGATATCCCCGAGATCAAAGGATTTCTCTTTACTGACACCGGGCAAACCTTGGATAAGCGGGTTCAGCTCAGGCCAGACCTGACCATGCTTGCCTTCAAAGAGCAGGGCATTTCTACAATATTTGTCCAGCCTGCTCTGCTCTCCTTCGATGGGCCATGGAGCACCGGCGTCTAATTGCTTTGTACTTGTTAACACCATAATGTCACCTTAATTTAAAACGAATTATACACATAGCGAAGTGGGTCTATTACATGGTCATCTGCCTTGATCGGCTTATCGAGCCCTAAGATTTGGGCCTTCGGGTCCCATGAGTACGATTGCATCTCCTCAATCAGATGCACGCACCGCTCATGAATCAACAGATTGCCAGTTTGTAGCGCCTGAGCTATCTTTTGGATTCCATTAAGAACGTCATTGTTTGCACTGTGGACTCTCGATAACCCGGCTCTGGACAGTTCATGAATGAAATCAAGGGCGCTAGGATCTACCTCGATGCTGTTATGATGGAGTGGGCCAATGAACTTGATTAATTGAGCAGCATATTGAGAATTGACTTTGATATCGCTCTCTTTATTCTGATGATAGTATTCATCTGATGCAATCCAGACCGTCCCATATCTTTCGAGCTTGATAAAAGCGGTCGGGTTGGCTGCTCCACGGTCTACTCCGATCCTCATTTGATCCATGGGCATATCGGGCAGGGCCTTTATCACATGCTTATCAGGATCGAAATTGCCAAATACCGCACCATCCGCCGTTGCCCATAAGCCTTTGACCATGCGTTTATACCAAACGCCAGTGTAACAACTCTTGATCCAATTCTTATAAACGTCATCGAGGAATGGATTATCGTCTAATTCAAAATTCCACACTCGGGCGCTGATCTCATCGGCTCTGTCTATGATCATCTTTTTCAATGGATGAGCGGGCGGGCCTGGGTTGCACGTTCCCCACATCTTAGCGCCAGGAAGCGACAGCCGGCTTATGAGCATCTTAACGACATCTATCGGATAGGTCGCTATCTCATCTGCATAGCCATCAAGCAACACTGAGCCTTGGACTTTGGACAGTGCTCCAATGTTATTGGCACCTGTTAACCAGATCCGCCTGCCGAATAGGAATAATTCGCCTGTACCTGAGTTCAGACGGCAGTTCTTAGCACCTACAAACTCTTGAAGAGGATAAATGCAATTTCGTCTTAAGGTCCTCTCCGTGTTGCCTAGCATCATTCTAGGGGCGTTTTTGGGGCCGGATGATACCCGGTCAGCCCAACAAATCAGCGAGCCAACCGTCTTAGAGCTCTGGACAGCACCGGACAGAAGGAAGATCTTATTGTCTTCATCGTCCAGACTTTCAATCCAGACCTCGGCAGCCTTACTGTCCGGGGGTGGTGTCTTCCACATTGGCGGCCTCCTTGGTTGGCTGTGCGCCTGCTCTCAGGGCCTTAAGATCTTCTCTCATACTATCGAGGCCGGACTTCTCACCATCGCCAGGTGAGCCCCTAGACAGGATCTCAGCCACTTTGTAAGGGCCTGACATTATCGAGCCGATAGAGCGGTAATCTTTGGCGGCTCTTGCTTCTTTGGCGCTGCCTATGCTGATATCTAAACAGGTTTCAATCAATGCGCTCAGGTCTTTGGCATACTCTTTAGCGTGGGCCTCCCTCAGCTCCTTACACATATGACCCTTGTTTACATGGCGCTGTAAGGAATCATGGCCCACCCCAAACTGATTAGCAACCGCCAGAACAGGCTGATCTTTTAAGATTAAGATCTCCATTTCCTGACGCTTTGGGTGTTGGCAAATAGAACAACGGCTCATGATCACCTCAATATATTTGTATCCTAATCACTACAGAATTCAACCAAATCAATTTAATTCAGTTCAAAGAATGAGATCGCGCCTCAATCGCTATGCTGTAACCTTGCCTATGCTTTGGATGTACTTTCTATGTCGTGACGTATGAGTATCGAGTATCTAAAGTGCTCATTCCTATAAAGTATGAAATTGACCACTTACCAGACGCATAGTTTAGCACATCATAAAACAGACAAGAATATTAATACATTTATCTTAAACGTTACAGCCTAAAGATTCTTGCTTTATCTTGTTGGCCTGATATATCCGCTTCCTTACGGTGCGTTGCCATGTGTCAATGGGCATGTGCAAGCATCGTAGGCACTTTATCCTGTCCATGGCCTTGCAGCTTTCATAGGCCATGCATTCAGGGATAGGGACAAAGGGAGCTGACATCCTCACGCCTCCACGGTTTCAGCTATTCCCTTTTCTATCAGGCTTGCGACTCTCCAGTGTTCAACCTCGATTATCTCACCGCAAGGATAGAGATGGTCTACAAACTTCTTAGGGTTATCAGGCAGTGGATTTTGTGTCCTATACCCGTCCTTCGCAGTAATACGCACCTTTTCAGGCTTAAGTGCGTCGCGTTTCGCGGGTGTTTTGAAATGATCTTCTTTGGCTTTTGCTGCTGCCGATGCTGTTTTCAATGCCGACGCAATCGATGAATCGCTATCTTCTAGGCTTGCTGACGCATCGACGCCTGACCCGACGCTAGGACTTTTCACTATCGTCTGACATCCCGACGTAGCGACGTAGCCTTTTTGCTTAGAGAGAGGTATAAAAGAAGATATACCCTTATTCTCAGATTGTTCATTGTCAACAATAGACAATTGGGATGTATCTTTCTCTCTTTCTCTTATCTCTATACCTACGTCAACTACGTCGAGATCTATCTTGTTATTGATTATTGGATACGTCGGTGTTACGTCGGGGATACTTCGCTTACGTCGGGGATCAGGATCTAGGTTAACAAGGCTAGTTATCGTCCCATCCGTTACCTTGAACCCATTGGGCAAAGTCAGTTCATTGGGATGTACTGTCCTTCTCTCATCGGCATAGCCGCGACTGTCGGTATGTGTGACCAGAGAGATGTCAACCTTATCGACTTCGAGCTGAGGGCACTTGTATCTTAAGCCGTGTCTCTTCTGTTCATCTTTGCCGCGACCGTTGACAATATCCTTAATCCGCCCTTCAGATAGCCCGGTCGCGTCTTTGATCTCTTTGTAAGTGGCCTTGTAGTCGTGGTCTATGATGGCCTGTAAGACCTTCTGTTCCGAAGTGGTATAGGACTGTTCAGAGTGCCCTTTTGAACCTTCATAGACATCTTTAGCACTGTTGAAATCGTCCTCGATGGCTATAAGTTGGCCTTGATCGTTGGTCTGGCGTTGCTTATATCTCAGGATCGCAAAACCTTTGACCAGATCCGAGAAGATATTATACCCTCTGGTCCCTTCTGACGGGGCTATCTTGATCCTCAGAGCAAAGGGTACACTTACAATGAACGTCTTACTTGCGATGTCTCTTATGATATCCTGACAGATGGCGGTTTCGCGGTCGATGTCTTCAGATGATACTGGCAAGGTGTCGCGTGTCTTCAGAAATTCTATGATAGCGGCAACCTGTCCATCGCCTTCGTCTATAGGCTCATCTAAGAACCGGTCTCTGAGCTGTTCATCAGCTTGTAGGTCTGCTGAGTTAGTCCAGATAGCTAAACGCGGCTGAGTCCTTGCCAGGACCGGCTCTCCATCGATTACCGTTAGGTGTCCGGCTCCCTTCTGAAATCTGGTTATGACTCTCTTGATTATGCCTCCGAGAGCATCAGACCAGATCATCTCGTCTATTAAGAGGGTCGTGCCCTCGATCAGCATACCATTTTTACTGGCGTAGTGGATCGCAAGAGGGCTGATATCCTCATCCATCTTGTACTCGGAAGGTACAAGTTCAATCATTTTTTCCATGCCCTCAGACTTGCCGCTACCATGCTTTCCATGAGCATAGATATGGATTCCCTTGGAATTTAGGCAGCTTTGAACCGCCCTAGAGAGGATTAAGGCTTTTCCAAGATATTCATTGCCTTTAACTCGCTTCTGCCAAACCTGATAGATGTACTCATAACCTTTACCGCTATCGATTAATACCTGAGCCTCATTAGATATGCCCTCTGGCGGCTCTGTGGGGCTCGCTGTGGCCTTCTGGTTTTCAAGGTCATACTCATCAAGATAGCCGGTGATAGTGGCAACAGTAACGCCTGTGCGGGCCTTCTTTATCGAATCTATCAGTAAGTCGAAGTCTATTTTTGCGTTGGCTCTGAGCCCTGCCATAAACCGGATAATCGCAGGCTCTTCAAGAATATGGGCATCAGATTTGACCATACCCAAAAGCTCATCGATTGTTATTTCGGGCTCGGCCTCTGACTTGAATTTCTGATCTATCCTTTCCTTTCTAATGTCACCCAATTTTGCGGCGTTGTCATCGAGCCTAGACTTAAACGGCTCTATCTTCGCTTTGGCATCGGCCCACTTTTTACTTAGGCAAGAGTTGTGTCTACATCTGTATGTTCTCTTGCCGTTGGGCCATCCTATAATGCACGCACTCAGCTCATGGCTTGAATCGAAAATACACTCATCCAATATAGCAGCAGTGCCGCCCTTCCAAGGTTTAGTATGATGAACAGAAAGGTTGTGATCCTGACAGTATTTCACCGGGTCAAAACCGCCCGTATTTACGTAGGTCTTTGGTTGTGCTTCCTCTTCTGGAAGCATAGCGACCAATGCAAGCAATTTCTCTTTAGGCACCACCTCAAAGCTATCAGGGGCGTCTAAGATCCTCGCGGACCTATGTTTCATCGCCAGCTCTGCAACCTCATCGCCCTTTGCGTTCAAGGTTCCCGGTACTCTCAAGATTCTGGCGGGGTTCTGTGATGTCGTGTCAATGTGAAAGGCTTCATCACCGAAAAGGTAATCAAGCGCCTCAAGGCATCCAGCAACCAGTTTAGTATTTTCTTGAGTGCCGTTTATATCGTTCTCAAGCTCGATCCGGGCCAACAGATAGCCGCCGTTGCCTGAGTCAACGATAACTAAGGATCTTTCGGGCCATCCCTGCTCCTCTACCAACCATTTTTTAATATATCTTATCCGGGCGATAGATCTATCATGGCCTTCATCGCTTGAGCTTATGCCAGCGGGCCTTATTGTATCGGCATCAGCGGGCAACCAATTCAGAAGGGTAACATCGCCGTCTGCCGTGGTGTTCTTAGCATAATCTTTGGTGCGATTGTTCGCCCTGCCTATTAGCTCTTTTTTAGTTGGGTTGATGGTGCAATAGATAGCGATGTCGGGATGTATTTTTGATAGCCTAACCGCTTCATCTGCTGCCTTCTCAATATCATCAAAATAGCCGCTTATGGTTCGGCTTTTGTGGATGGGCAAGCGAAATTCGAATACATCGCCCTCAGCATGATAGACCTTTAAGCCGCGTAAGACCTCATCTCTATCTGCAGCCATACTTTAGACCTCGGCTGCATAAGTAATCGAGTCTTTGGGGTTGCTTATGAACTTGCCGTTGCGGGTTTTAAAGATTAATTCGTTTCCCTGAATAGCGTAAAGTTCAGACACAAACTCTTTGCTGTTGCCCTTACGACACAAGATAATTTTCCCGAGTAAAAGGGAAAAGTCTATAACCTTTGCAGGACTAGATAGTGTTTGCATTTTTGAATCAACTCTTTGTGTGTTGTTGGCCGGGGCGTTTGCGTCGTCCTGGTCAAAATTAGATTAACTAAAATCCATGACTTCCAGTAAGGACAGCCATGAAAGCAACAAAAATGTTTATTCAAACTACTGGTTCGATTACTACGTGGTTGCCATCAAAAACTAGGCAAACCTCCTTGGTTTTAAGTGCATCAACAATAACCCGGGGCACACAAATATAATGCGACCCAAAGCAATTTTCAGATAGTTTGCGGTTATATCTCAGCTCCATAGACAGACACCCCAAAAAACTAACTATATCACAGTAAATAGATTAAAATGGCTGACAAAATTTTAGATAGAATATGCCTGCCGTGAACAGAGGTATCCCGCTCTGAACGGTCGAAACGCTTCTTGTGGACAGCTTTCGCCAATGGATCACACCGGAGTTCTGACTGCGTGGACCAGCCTGCCGACGTTCTCCTCGGCACTATTGGACAGCGTATGCCTGTCTCTCGCGTGGTTTTTACTGGCGGTACAGCGGCGCAGTTAGCGCCCTTTGCTACTTCGACGTTCTACCAGAATTGCCAGGCTCCGGGACTGCAATGTCGGGGATCGCAGGCGTTGGCTTTTCAGCCATCTCTCGGGTTGTCCGCTTCTGATCGACGTTCCCGGTTTAATCCCGCCTAAGCCAGCCGTCCTACATGGTCGGGGGATTTGCGGGTTCGGGAGACGTTCGGCTCTTTTAGCGTGCCCGGGTCGATACTGTTGGCCCACGCTCGCTTATGGAAGCGGTCACCAACTGGTAATATACCCTCATGTTATATAAATGTTATGGATAGAATCTAAAGGAGCTACGATTTAGCCTTAAGCTTACTGAATTGAAGGAATAACATAGAAGTGCTTAGAAGTACAAATAAGGTTTCTTAATAACTAAAAAATATTGAGATTACCACCACCCGCCAATATAAAAGATATAAAAAATACCGGCAAGCATAGCCGTGTTGATGAGCTGTAAAACTACTATTAACAAAAGCAGCTTAACACCAATGGCCATGATTCACTCCTCCCGCTCATTTAATTCGTGATAAAGCCTGTCAACCAGCCAACCTATTCGTTCTAATCGGTCCGGCTCGATCTCTTCTAGCTTTGAATTCAGCTCAATAAGAGAGGAGGGCATTATTTCGCCCTCCCATATTCCCTTTTCAAAGCTTCGTTCGCTGATCTGAGTTCTGGTAGGATCTCAGCGATATTCTTACCCTGTATGTGGATCTGCCAACTATAGCCGGTTTCAATTTTCTGCAGATCGACTTTCACAGGCTGATCGTTGCGGTGGATGACCTCTTTGTTTTCCATAATTAAGCCTCCTCGGGTAGGCACGGCTTGAACCCGCCTCTGCTAATTAACGAGGGTTCGCTTTCAGCCTCTTCTCTGGCCATCCTGACCATGCGTTGATAGCTCTTCGGCATCTTGTGGAGGTTCCTGTCGTGCTCCTCAAGGGTCTGAGCTAAGCTCTGTCCGCGTGGCTTGGAGCTCTCCATGGCCTTTCTATGCCTGCAGATCCGGCCGTATGTGCCAGCCTTGCATGTGCAGCCCTTCTCTGATGTGTAGTAGTAGCAATCCTTCTTAGTGCTCAAGGTCAGCCGCGCACCGTTCGCCAGGCTGATGCTCTCAGGCAGCTCCTCTTTCATTCCTAAGAACTTCGCTAAGGCTTTGCCGCTCTCGATTGTTTGCGTAACCGGGCTTATGCCCTCTAATAAATTTCCTGCCATTTTAGTACACCAATTGCACTATGTGTACTTTATCCTATATAATCTTTGTGACAAAGTGCACTTATTGACAAGATTTAAATACCATCGGACGGAGTGTACTATATATGCCACAAGCTAAAACAGGTATCAGCATCGATGAAGATGTCATGAAAGGCGTGGAAAAGCTGGTAGCGACCGGGAAATATCGGAATAAAAGCCATTTCTTTGAGATGGCCGCCCGGAAATTAATCAAAGAGGACACTGAAACATAGCTTTATATTTATTTGAAATAATCAGGGTCAATAATAGTAATAAAAAAACAGATTCCGGCTCGGGTGCTTCCAACACCCGGCCAGGATTCCCGAGAAGGGGATGGATTGCCTATGTCTGAAATAGCCTTAGCTAAGATAAATAGCTTTGCCCATGTGGCACAGCAAGCCGATGTACCGCCATCTGAAGACCCTGTTTTAGAGATCCCGCTCAGCGAGTTCAAGCACGTCCTTGAGGACCTCGTTTCAGTCTATAACCTGATGGCCGAAACCGTCCGGGATGCTGGCATATTGAGAGGGAGGGAGCTTGCCAGGCTCACAGAGAACAATTCTAAGGCTCTTAAAGCCGAGAAATCGCCAACTACTAAGTTCTCGTTGCTCAATGCCTATATTAGACAGCTTCTAGCAAAAATTCGCGAAGCTCTGAAAAGTAGACCACAAGAAGGCGGAAAGGTTATCCAAGTCTGCTCTAAGATCATGGCAAGAGCCGTACAGATTATCGATTATGTAAAGACCACAGTTCAAGATGATCCGTTTAGAAGAAAGGAGATTGCATTCGATAGCCAACAGGCAAGGGTTCTATTTTCAGGCAAGAACAACCCCGAGAAGGTTAGCCGTCGTGACACCATCCGAGCCATGAAGAAAGCAGAGAAGCTATGTCCAGCTATGACGTGTGACCACAGGCCAAACGATGGCCGTCAGACCATTAGGCTTACAGCAAAAGTCGAAGACTTGAAAGACACTCTGATATTGAGCGTTAGCGATTGTAGCATTTGGCAACGGTCGGGAAGGAGTATAGGCTTGAACCTGTAGGCAGGAGTATTTAAAGTATTTACACAAAAATTTGCACTAAAATTATAAATCCACGTAGGATAGTATTGTTAGTTTGTCAGTTTTAGTTTACGGTATATTGAATATTCGGTTCATATTCTATTATAATAGCATCTAAACTTTATTCAATCCTCTTCATAGATGTTCTCTTCAGACCGTTGCCAATTGAAACGATTATGTGTACTTAAGGGACGCTTCCAGTTTAGCCGATATATCACTGATAGCGATTCTGGGTAAAATCAGCTAAAAAGAGCTAAATTTCTGAGGTTGCCGCGAGTTTAGCCAAGGCTGGCAATGACCCAAAACTATTTCGTTAAGTAATTCAATTACCTAAACAAATTCCTTAAACAAAATAGGGAGGGATTCGATGGTGAACAAAATGTAAGAGGAGGGACTATATGGAAGAGCAATCTCAAGCAAGTAATCAGGAAGTTGTTTCGTCGGAAGCCGTTTCGGTACAACAAGAAACCGCAAAGACCACTAAATTCTGCTCCAATTGCGGCCAACAAATTGACATCAATGCAGAAATTTGTCCGAAATGTGGCGTGCGTGTAGCACCGCCTCCGGTAGTGAATGTGCATGTAGAGAAACCTCCGAGAGAACCAAAGGACAAGACAACGGCAGCCGTTTTGGGAATATTCCTTGGTGGCTTAGGAATACATAAATTCTATTTGGGTGGGTCAAGTACGAAATGGGGTGTGATTTATCTGGTGTTCTGTTGGACGTTCATACCGGCAATCATTGGCTTCATAGAGGGTATTATGTTCCTCATGATGGACGACGCTCAATTTCATGCAAATTATGGATAAGGGCAATCTCGGAGATAATGTGAAAGATAGGTCATTTCCAGAACCGCCACCAGCCTTTCTTTTTGGCCTCTTCCTGACCTGGCGGCAAGGCTGGCGTGATCTTCTCCGAGAGTTGGCTTATGTGGCCGCGTAAAAACTCGACTTCTTCATCTTTCAGGCTTAAGGTCTGCTTGTAATGCTCCAGATCGCGACGTAATACCACAGCCTCGCTAGATGCTTGATCTTTGGAAGATCTAGCCTGATCCAGTTCAGATCTTAGCAGATCTTCCCGAGATCTCGCGGTCTCTAGATCACGTTTAGCCTGGTTAAGCTCACTCCTTACCTGTTGCAGCTCTCTCCATCTTTGATCCTGGTCGGATCTGAGCTGATCCCGCTCTTTTATAACAAGATCTAGCTCGGATCTGTCCTGATGTAAGTAAAGATCAATAGCCTCTAGGATAATTTGCTTCTTGTTTGATCCTTTGGAGATCGCGGCTTGATCCAACTCATTATTAGTCTGATCGTTAACCTCAGCATACACCCTCAAGAAAGATCCCCTCAGATCCGTAGAATAGTAGGCTGATCCCATAAAGATCTATCGAGGGTCAGTTGTGGCTATGCTGGCTTGATCTTCTTGATCTCGGAAGGATCTAAGCACCCGGTTGAGATCCGGGCTTAAAATCGATTCTACGGGCTCGATTCTTCGGCCCATGGATCTAATGATTCCTCAGGCTCTAGCTGCTGTGCTACGTCCATCATGTTTAGGTACATTCTGTGCTTGCTTTTCGTCCAATACCTAAATCCAATTTTTTCGTAAAATTTAGCAGCCTTTTCCTTAGGATCGACTGATAGATATCTGCAGCCCAATGGTCCCTCAAGGGCAAAACCAATCGCAAGCTGAAGCAAGTAGCTTCCTATGCCGTGATCGTGAAGCCTTTTATCAACAGCGAGCCGTGCGATTAGAATACATGGGTATGCACGATAAGCGCATCCTGGGATGTGTTGACTAGGATCTAATTTATCCTTGTCTAACCGAATTGAATCCGCGGCTAACGTGATAAATCCCGCAACGTGATCTTTGTAAAAACACAGATGGGTTCTGCTAAGAAGAAGATGCTGCTCGCTCAATGCGTCGTGTTTTAAAAAATCGTTTAAGTCCGCATCACCAGAGTCGAAAGAATCAAGAGTATACCGGGCATTCCTAGCATTGAGCAGCTCGATGCTGAATGCTTTTTCTGGTATATGCTCCATCAGAACTTATTGCAATTAGCCTTGTAAATCCGTTTCGCCTGCCGGAAAAATGCTAGCTGTTCGGAGGTAAAAGCAGGGCTCTTCTCGTTCTTAAGAAACTCTTCGGCCTCTTCGCCCTTGAGAGTTAGGCCCAATTCTACAAGTCTTGCCATGCCTCAATATCTCCACGATTCGTGCGCTGCAAATCATATGTTTTTTTTCTATATATACATATCTTTGTTACGGCGATCGGTTTCGTTCGAACATTCGACAGCGCATCGAGTCCGATGTAAGAAACGGATTTTGTCTTTGAGCGTCATGTTATATAGGTTAGAAAATCCTCGTTACCGTCCAAATCCACAACATCTAACACCTTCATAATCGTAAAGGTGGTGGTGGTGCCATATTTTCTTATCACTGTTGCCGCCGTATAGACCGCCGCCGCTGTGACCTTGTTATTGCTTAACAACCATGTCCCTGTGGAGCTTTGATACTCTTCCTGAACATTGACCCATCGACAGGCGAAAGGTGTCCACGTCACATAATATAGGGCATTTCCGGCCGTGTCGAGAGCTTGTATAACTATCCAGCAGTCTAGGTTTGCGGTGGTGATTGTTGGCAGAGAAGACAAGTAGGTGGTCGTGGTCTTGGAAGCCGCAACCGTATATGTCAAAACTTCGGTGCCGTTTATGGTGATGGTGCCCGAACAATCGGTATGCGTTCCCGATGCTGATATCGTGACCTTTAATCTAATTTGGCCTGTTGGCATTCCTTGTCCATTTAAGACCAGGGCAGCAGCGCTTAGACCAGTATAAATAGGCCAAAGGATTGACGTCTGCTTTTCTGCCAATTGGTTCAGGTAGTCATTAATAAGAGGGTTGTCGCTCATGCTAAGGGTACTCCTCCCCTGGCTATAAACGGGGCCATCAAATCTCGAGCTCTTCTAGCGGTCAAGGCTGGCACATCTTCAGGTAAAGCGTACGATTCTGACAGATCCCCAAGGCGCATAGATGCTACATGCTGATTCTGAAGGACTAGCCGCTTATCGGCCCCATGTGTAAAGATTTCTAACCCCTCTTCGCAACAGGCGTCTTTTACAGCCTGTGGAACGGTCACCCCATCGCCCATATAACCGCCACGTGCGAGAGGGATGTATCTAGGAAATTGGTTATCCTGGGTTTCAGGGTTGCATTTCCAGCCCTTCAGAGGCAGGTTATTGATAGCCACAGTGGCAAAATGTAAAGAGTCGGTTTGTATGGTGCTGCTTGCGGCAACGAATAGGGCGGCATCTGCCCGAGTGCCGAAATAGGTTATCATGGCAGCATAGGCTATATAATCAGACATATATTTCACCTCAGTTTATAATTAAAAGGGTTGGGATTTCTTATGTAACCACCCTAATGTGCTTGATGCTATCGAAAGTTACATAAGAATCCTGCCTTAATTCAGGGTCCGCAAAAGCGATATCGTAGCCGTGGTGATGTTCTTACCATATGCCCGCAAGTACCCGGTTTCATTGATGAATCTTGCAGACTCCAGAGGGCCGAATATGTAAACCCTGTTTGCCGGTATGCTTAGGGTAAGATCTCCTAAGCCTTCTCTGAATGCTGGCGGGTTATCGCCGTGCTTTATTACTAGCGATGGGCTGGCATTTGCTCCGGTGCCTATCGCTGTAGCGTTGAGCATCAAATACACATCTCCCGTGGGCCACACTGCATAATCGAGGTCCGTGTCTCCATCCTTCAGAGCCACGCCAGAGGCTAGATAAGATCCTGAGTCTGGCGATATGTTATTGATGGTCATGGCAGCATCAGCCGCCACAGCCACAGGCACCGAAAAGGACAGAGCTGCAAAGATGAGGATAGGGATTAGTACCCCTAAGATTATTGGCCTCATCTTAAGACACCTGCCTCGCGGTCATGAGGGCTAAGCACGTTGGCCTAACCACCTTGCAGCCGTAGAGGTGCAGACCCTTGACAGCATCCGAGAAAGCATCCTCAGGCCTGAAGGGAACGACCTTGTTTATCTGCTCTGCATAGCTGAAGGCCATAGGCTGACCGGCTATAATCAGGCTATCGGTGTCATCTCCATCGGCTATGACGGGGACGTTAAGGCTTTCAAGGACATCGAAGCCTGCCACTCTGCTTACGAATCCATTTCTCAGGGCCTCGGGGTTGCCAGATGCCGCCAGGTTGGTAAACCTGTCATCCTTTGCCAGCTCTCCAGTGAACCAGGGTGGGATGATTATGAAGCGGCCATTCTTCGGGCAAGACGCCTCAGATAGCTTTGTGGACATGTCCACTATGTAGTCGTAGGCAGTAGTTCCTGAAACATCAGGGTCCGGTACTATGGCAGTTCCCACGCCTCCTATCTTGTTACCGACTGCAACGCCAGCGACCAACAGAGCGGCAGCATACTTGTCAGAAGTCTCTGACATATCGTAGGCTGCCTGAGCCATTGCAGCCGTCATGATCTTAGGTTGCTGTTGGGCAATGTCCACATCGTCTACTTCAAAGTTGAAGTAATCCGCCTGATCGATGAGCAGAGATGTCTGAGCATCTGACAGGGTTTCGGGGGCCTCGATGGGGGTACCCTTGACATAGGGCCGGACGGTAACGCTGCCGATGCCGTTGATCTTTACAATCGAGCCCATACCAGTGATATCTCCCTGGTAATCCGTGTTTGCCACTCCAGTTTGAGTGTAAACATGGGCTTTCTTAAGCGATTCCAAGAGCTTTGCGCTCCATATGGTAGGAATAAAGTTATTTACAGTCATAGAATTACATCCTATTGAGCGAACCGTCAGCCATTTGAGCCTCGATAGTTGCCCAATTTTTCGTTATCTCCTCCGGCCTCATCTTCTCCACTTGTTCACGGGTGAACCTCTGAGAGGGTGGAGGAGATAACGAAAAATTGG